ATTAACTGGATCGTCGGCCCGACATACAAGCTAGGAGAAAAAGAGTTCCGTGTCGTGTGGGATGACTTTAAGAAGCTCGGCTTGCTCGACAAGTGCAAGAAGGCTTACAACAAAGTCCAAGGTAACATGTTCATTCGGACTCCGTGGAACAGCCTCGTTGAAGTGGTATCTGCTGAGAAGCAGGAGTCACTGGTTGGTGAGGGTCTATCCCACGTAATCATGTCTGAGGCTGCTAAGCACAAGATGAGCACTTGGCAGATGTACATTGAGCCTGCGCTGGCAGACAAGCGCGGCAGTGCTGACTTCCCAAGCACTCCACAGGGATTCAACTGGTACAAGGGTCTTTACGATATGGGGCAGCATCCAGACTTCCCCGACTTTATCAGTTGGCAGTTCCCAACGTGGACTAACGCTGCTGTCTTCCCGCTAGGCATGGAAGACCCGGAAATGATCCGGTTGCACTCGCAAGTCTCTGAGCAGTATTGGCTGCAAGAGTACGGTGCAGAGTTCACTACCTTCGCTGGACAGATTTACCCTGAATTCAATGAAATGGTGCATGTCCGTCAGATTCAGTTTGTACCTGGCTGGCGCAACTATCAAGCGTGGGACTTCGGATACAACGACCCCACAGTTGTCCTCGATATCATGGTCGATCCTGAAGACAACGTGTACGTGTGGCGTGAGTACCAAGTCAGCGGTAAGAGTACATGGGAGCATGGCTGGATTATGAAGCACAGAGAGAATCCAGACGGCTACCACGTTAATGCCATGTTCGCCGATCCTCGCGGGCGTGACCAGATCGAAACGCTAAAGCTCGTTCTTGGTCATATCTACGCTGAGGACGTTGAAGGCGGTTGGTCTGCTGGCGTCGAAGCGATCAAGCGTTGGCTTAAGCCACAAGAGGGTGGCATCCCCAAACTGTTCATTGATCCTAGCTGTATTCACCTTATCCGCCAGATGAAGACCCTGCGAGCTAAGGAGATTAAAGAAGGTCACAACGAGCGTCCTGGGCAGCACGATTACGACGATCACGGCCCTGATGCACTGCGTTACTTCTTTAACCACTTTGTCGTAATGGGACAGGGCATTACACTTGAGTCCGTATATTCTGGCGAGTATGCCAAGACAGAGGCAGCGGGGTTCTTCACCCATAACACCGGTATCTCACTTGGTAACCGAATAGGCTTTTAGTGGCGCTTACACCTACACTAGCTAAGGAACCCCGTAAGCAGGTTACGGGTACTTCCTATGAGAGCAAGCCTGCGGAGTCTCCGCCACCTAACTCGTACAGCGAGATTGGGTCACAGAACCAGGGCGCAATCAGAGAGATTGTCCCTGAGCTAGCTACGCGGCTTCAGCAGGTTCAGACGTACAAGAAGATGAAGCGTAGTGACGCTTCCGTGCGTTCATCTCTTAGAGCTGGTAAAGCGCCCATCCTCGGCGCAGAGTTCTATGTCGAGCCTTTCGATGAAACGCCGGAAGGTCAGATTGTCGCCGAGTTCGTCGGGTTTAACCTTTTCCAAGCTCCGACTGTTCCGTGGCTAATTAACCTCGGTAACGCTCTGACAGCGTTGGAGAACGGTAACGCCGTCTTCGAGCCTGTGTATGAATTGCGCGAGTGGGCACCTAAGCTTGCACAGCCCACAGCTAACCGCAAGAAGTACACGATGCTTCGTAAGCTTGGCTTCCGTCCCGCTGCCACCATCGCATCGTTTGACTACGACGATAACGGTGGGCCAGAAGGTATCACGCAGAATGCACAGAATAAGTCGGGTAACGTCAAGAAGGTTAAGATTCCCATTGAGAAGCTTGTCATCTTTACGTTTGAAGGCGAAGAGGCGGGTCTTGAAGGCGAGAGCATTCTTAGATCGTCTTACCAAAATTGGTTCTATAAGACGACTCTGTACAAGATTGACGCTATTCAGAAAGAGCGTCACGGTATCGGCATCCCCGACGTTGAAATCCAGGCCGGTGCCAGTACACAGGATAAGAAGCTCGCACACGAAATGGCTCGTAACCTCCGCACCAACGAGTACAGCTACATTGTGCGTCCACCTTCTCTTAAGGTCGGATTCGCTAAGCCCGAAGGAAACTTGGTTAACGCCTTGGAATCAGTCTCACACCACGACGACATGATTATGAAGAATATCCTCGTTCAGTTCCTCAACATGGGACTCGGCAGCGGTGGAGGCGGTAGGGCCACAAGCGCCACAGCGGCGGATATCTTCCTTAAGGCCATGTCGTACATTGCGAACATGTGGTGTCAGACGCTCAACTTGTACCTTATCCCTCGTCTAGTTGCTTACAACTTTCTGACGGATAAGTTCCCGAAGCTCTCTGTCAAGAACATTGGCGAGACTAAGGACTTTCAGATGTGGTCTGCTGGTATGCGTAACTTGGTCGATGCTGGCCTTATTACCTACAGCCACGAAACTGAGCAGTACGTCCGTAAAGTCTCGGACGTTCCTGTTCGCACTGCTCCCGTTACGCCAGAAGAGTTGGCTATCACTGCTGGTAGTGCCATTACCGGCGGTGGCGAGAGTAGTGGTAATGTAGGCAAGTCCGACACGTCAGGAGCCGTGTAATGCCCTGGATCGTTAAGAAGGAAGACAACGAGTTTTGCGTGTTTAAGAAGGGTGGAGGCAAAGTCGCCTGCCACAAGACGCGCAAAGAAGCTACGCAGCATATGCGTGCTTTGTACGCAAACAGCAAGGAATTCTCAGAAGCCGCTGAAGGTCTGCTTACTATGCTTCGACCCCTTCGATTCTCGGAAGAGGAAGTACAGGGTCAGAAGCTTACTAAGTGGATTCAGGCGTTTCCGTACGGTAGTTGGGATCATCCCATCTACGGTATGACTTACTTCGGTAGGCACAACGCGGAAACGATGAAGCAAAACTTCAGTGAGAAGGTGCATGGAAAAGATATCCTGAACACGGACTATGAGCACGGTCTGGACGTTAGTAAGGGTACGAAGGCTTCTGGCGCTATCCTTGACATGGAAGTTAGGGACGATGGTATGTGGTGGCTCGTTGAGTTCACTCCTACCGCTTCCAAGGAAATCAAGGATGGAGAGTGGACGTACTTCTCGCCTGAGTACTACGAGGTGTACGAGGATCATATGAACGGTGAGATTCACGCCGATGTTGCGACAGGCGGCGCTCTTACCGTTAAGCCGTGGGTTAAGGGTATGATGCCCATTAACCTGTCTGAAGTCCTTGTCGAGAAGGGGGTGCTTAACCGGGACAATACCACTGGCGAGGTTGCGTGGGAGGAACACCACGATCCAGAGCAAGACCCGCATCAGCAGCCTAAGCCGGAAGATGAACAAGGTGGTGGTGATCGGTTTAACACTCTCCCGATCCAGAAGGAAGCAGACGAAGCGAACGAAGAACAGGAGGCTAGCGTGGAGATTACCGCTGCTATGCTTACTGCACTCGGTTTGCCTGAAGATGCTACAACGGAGCAGGTCGAGGCTGCCATTGATACGGCGGCTGCGGCGCTTACCTCCACTCAGGCCGACGAAGAGGCAGCCAAGCAGTTTAGCGAGCGTTTCCCCGAGCAGCATCGTCTTATGACCGAACAGGCCACTGAGCTTGAGAGGCTTCGTAAGAAGGATGCCGAGCGGGATGCCGAACTATTCGGCAAGCAGTTCTCGGAGTTTACCCTGAAGATTCCGGGTAAGGACGAAGAGGACAACGAAGTCGAAGTGGAGATCACTAAGGGCTTTAGCGCAGTTGTGTGCGATAGCCTGACTGAGCTTCATAAGAAGTTCTCTGAGGGTGTGGCTACCCCTGACGACCTTAAGCCCATCTTGGAGAAGATCGTTTCCGGTGACGGAATCGTGGAGTACGGTGAGCGTGGTACCTCTACCGATGATACGGGCGAGGAAGGCGCTGCTGACCCGCAGGAGGCCGCAAGGAAGCTTAGCGAGCTTGCCCACCTCAAGATCGCAGAAGCAGGTGGCGAGACTAAGCTGTCTTTCGGTGATGCGCTTGCTCAGGTGTCGAAGGACAATCCCGAGCTGGCGAAGATGTATCGCAACGCAGGAAAGGAGGGTTAGCAGAGAATGTCCGTCGGTAACTACGTTCTCGACAAGGGCCGTAAGCCTGAGTCTGCTCTGCTTCAGTACAGGGCAGTTAAGGTAGGCACTGCTGAGGAAAGCGTTACCGCTGTTACAGCAGACACAGACCTTCTTGAAGGTGTCACGATGTTTGCTGTGAGTGCTGGTGAACTTACCAAGGGTAAGCTCGCTTCCATCCGTATGGAGGGAATCGTTCCTTGGGAAGCTGGCGCTGCTATCGCCAAGGGTTCTCTTGTCGGGACTGACGCTTCTGGCCGCTGTATCGTTGCGGCTTCGGGTAAGCGTGTTCACGGTAGGGCGCTCTACGTCGCTGGCGCAGCAGGTGACGTTATCGGTGTGGAACTCCATCGCAACAGCCAGTTGGCATAACGGAAGGATGACGCATGTATGATCCTAGTGGTCTATATGTTGATCCTATCCTTACTGGCTTTAGCGTAGGGTACCAGGATCAGCAGCTTTACGGCCGTAGTCTCGCTCCTGAGACTCCGGTTAGCGCACTAAGCGGTCGTTACCGTGTCTTTGACCGGAGCGACTGGCTCATCTTCCCTGACACTCGCGCACCGGGTACGGTTGCTAACGAGGTCGTGGGTCGGAAGTGGAGTGAGGACACCTACAAGGTGCAGGAGCACGCTCTCCAGTCTCCGATCTTTGACGAGGAAAGGGAAGTCCTCGCGGCAGACGGTGCTCTCACCGCTGACGAGAATGCTGGCGATCTTGATATTGAGCCGGAGCGTGACGCTACGGAGCTTATCACTCGCAGCATCCTTCTGAAGCATGAGAAGCTGGTTGCTGATACGTACCGCAACACCGCCAACTACGCCGGTAACCATACGGTGACGCTGGCCGGTGCTTCCAAGTGGTCTGACTACACTGGTGGTACGTCGTCTACGTCCGATCCGGTTGCAAACATCAAGACCGCCGTTATGCGGATTCGTCTTGATACGGGTAGGTGGCCGAACACGATCATCTTCCCGTTTGACGCAATCGGCGTTGTCGAGGGTCATCCTCGTGTTGTGGATCGTTTCAAGAACTTCGCGCTTACCAACCCGGATGCGTGGAAGCAGCTCTTGAACGTTCCGGCTCCTGAGAACTTCTTTATCGTTGACAGCGTTTACAACGCAGCGCAGAACATCAACGCTACTGAGACTATCACGTCGTTCTGGGGTCAGGACGTGTGGATCGGTATTGTTGATCCTACGCCGGGTCAGCGCACTAAGACGTTCGGTAAGACGTTTGCCAAGGCATATCCTGGCGGCATGCGTCCTACGGAGAAGTGGCGTGAGGAACCCCGTAAGGCCGACCTCGTTCGTACCAGCTATCGCTACGACGTTAAGATCGTTTCGGCGGCTGCTGGTTATCTCATCGTCAACGCTGTCGCGGCTGTTACGTAGGAAGGAGGGTAGAGCTAAATGGCATACGCATGGTCTACCATCCAGGGCAGCGACAAAGATGGTAACGCTAAGACAATCGCTCTTGGCGATACTGTTACCGCCGCTGACGTTGGAGGTAAGGAAGAGTTCGACAACCTGAAGGCTCGCGGTGTTATCCGTGACAAGGAATACCCCGTTCCTGAGGGTGTTAACGAGTCACCGGTTCGTCATCGGTTTAATCTTCTTCAGACCGAGATTGACGAACTGAGCACTAACACCGACGCTTCTATGGCTGAGCTGGCTATGAACCCTGACGGGTTTGAGCCGGGTGCAGACGTAGAGGAAGTCAAGAAGGACAAGTAGGATAGGAGTCGGCAGTGGCGAACGAACTGTACGCTAGTGTAGACGATATCAACGCTCACCTTCCTGAGCATAAGGCTCAGATTAGTGACGCTGATGACGACTTGCTGCAAGTTGAAGCTTGGCGTCTTATTCGTGCTAAGCTAAGTACAACGTTCGCCACTGCCACTCTCAACGCTTGGACTGATCCCGACGCTACACCGGGTATCATTCGCACTATCGCCGGAATGGTGATCGCTGCTAAGTGGTACGCAGAGCTTTATGCCGAAGATAGTGATACTGACGCGACTTACGCAAACAATCTGTATCTTCAAGCTATTGACCTGTTGAATCAGATTGCTGCTGGTCTAATCGTAATCACTGATGATGCTGGCGAACCGCTCTCCGACACTAGTTCACTTAGCAGCGATGACTACTATCCGAACGATAGTGTCCCGCCGGTCTTTACAATGGGTAAGGAATTTGCTTAGTGGCGATTCCATCCCCGTTCACCTTTGAGCCTAGCGGAACAGGTGCTTTCGGTCGTCGCGGTGGTATCATCACCACCAACGTTCTTGGCGATGAAGCTCTAGAACTAGGTTTTGTCAAACTAGCCGGTTACGTTGAGGAAACCGCTCTACCTCTTAAGGCGGCGGAAGCTATCGCTAAGGCGGATATACATGAACGCTTCCAGAGCCATGAAGACCCCGAAGGGGATGAATGGCAGGAACTCTCGCCAAGGACGGTAAGACGCAAAGCTAGCTCTCCTACGCTACGTTCGTTTCCCGAGGATATCCTCACTCATACGGGGCTTATGGAGAAGCGCGCTACTGACGACGAAGCCTTCACTATCGCGGGTGACCAGCTTGTGTGGTCTTCCGAGCATATGCCTCCGTATTGGGGTGTTCATCAGTACGGTAGCGGTGAATTCGATGAGCAGGAAGTTACAGAGTTTGTGCCTGGTAAGGGACAAGTCTCCACAGGCAAGACTCTGAAGTTTGCGCGTAGTGAAGGTCGTGGTCGCGCTACGCCTGCTAGACCGTTTATCGGTCTTAGCGAGGAAGCCGGTCTACAGATCGTAGAAGTCTTCGACGCTTGGTACGATGAAGGCGTTAACATTGCTATCAACCCTAGTACCGGTATCGTCCAAGAACGTGTTGGTGGACGTTTCGGTCGTAGACTGTTTCCGTCGTTCTAATGGCTTATCTGACTAAACTTCCTGAAGTAACAGATATGCTCATTGAGAAGCTTAAGACCGAAGCTGGCGAGTTGGGCATTGCTTTCGTCGGTGCGTACGGCGAGGCTCGTCTGCCGCAGTATCCGGCTTGTGTGGTTGTCCCTGGGCCACGCACTAAAACGCTGCCGGGTGTGAGTTACTTCACTGTCGATTTCGCCATAGATATCTATGTCTACCACGGTGACATGACTGTGCCGCATTCGACGCGTAACAGGGAAGACCTGCTAATGGTTGATAAGATCGAAGCAGTGCTAGAGTCCGATTATACTTGGGGCAACAGAGTTGTCTTCGGTTACATCGCTGAAACTGCTCCCGGTCGTTTTCACCCACAAGGCAGGCAGAACCAGGAAATCATCGCTGGTACTCTTATGCGATGGGTCGGAACGTCTAGGAGGTTGATGAATGGCTAAGACGGTTGAGTACCATAACCCCGACTTTGAGGATGGTATCATCTTCGATGTTGGTGGGCTGCGTATCCCTAATGGGGGTAGTATCGAGCTTGACGAGGAAGCAGAACTCGGTTTCTTCGCCAAGAAGCAGATGAACGTTAGCGACTTCTTCGCCGGCGATAAGATGGTTAAGGTGAGCGGCAAGTCTGAGCTTAGTAAGTCGGTTACGGACGCTCACACCGCTCACAAGGTAGACACTGAGCCTGCGCCACTTGACGATGTTGTGGCTGACGAGCCGGTTGACGTACCTACCAACGAAACGGAGGAATAGTTGAGTACCTTCGCCATTGGCGCTTCAGGTGCATTGGGTCTTGCGCTTGAAAGCACGATGGGCACTTATGTCGCGCCGACGGTGTGGGTGCCTATCCTAGAAGAGTCTTTGGCCTATACCGAAGATAAGTACTACTCGCAGCAGCTTCGGCAGCAGGCCACTGATTCAGATGTTAAGTCCTCTTACTACCATGTAGAGGGCGACATTCGTATGGAGGTTGACTGTCGTTTCCTTCCATACTTCCTGTACTGCTCTCGGCATGCTATCACGAAGTCCGGTTCTGGCCCGTATACGTACAAGTTCACGCCTACGGCTGTGGGCGGTACTAGTACGGCAGCGAGCGGTGCTGTCCAGCGTACCATGTCAGTCACGGTTATTGCGAATCCGGGTACTGGCTTCTTTGGGTACTCTGGCTGCACTGTGGGTGGTTATGAGTTTACCATCGACGGTGGTGTTCTCATGGTTACCCTGAATGTCATCGGTCTTGGTGAGCAGACAGGTAGCGGTACTCCCGCCTGGGTCGCTCCTAGCCTTCTCGGTGCAGACGCTCATACCGTCTACGTCGATACGGCTGGTACGACTCCTGCGTTTGCCGCAGCGGTTAACGACTTCAACGGCTTCACGTTCCGAGCTAACCACAACGCTGAGGCTCAGAACCGCATTAGGCCGCAGAGGTCTGCTAGCTACGTTAAGTTCGGTAAGACAGACTTTGAGATCGAGTCCGAACTTGACTTCGTTCTCAAGTCTGAGTTCGATAACTTCAAGGCAGCGACTACCAAGGCGTTCCGTCTTACTTCGCTCAACGGCGGTGCGACACTTGCTGCCGCTACCGAGGGTGTTCAGATCGACGCGAACCGAGTCGCTTACGACGCATACGACGTTACACTCCCTGGCATCGGGGATATTGTGTCTGCTGGCTTCACCGGCCACGGACTCAACATCACTGGTGGAGATGCGTATGCAATCAGCGTTAAGTCGCCTACGAACATTGCATAGCAACTAGTCGGGAAAGGAGAGGCTAAGATGCCCGACGCAACAGTTAGCCACGAACCGATCAGGAGGGAGCTGAAAAGTTGCCCTCCTGACGGTTACGTGGACTTGCTCCAACTACCGTACTACGACATGCTGGAACGTCGTGACGGTGCTTCACGCTTGTATGCACAAGCAAGCGAAGAAGGCGAAGTTGACAACAAACTGTTCATGGAGTCCATGCAGCAGTGGTCACGGAGTTACGAGTTCAAGAAGTGTATTGTCGGTCATAACCTTACCGACAAGAACGGTGTACCTCTTGACTTCAGTAAGCCCGAGACACTTCGTAGCCTTAGCCCGAATGTTGGGCATGAAATCGAAAGGCTCATTGACGAGCTTAACGGAGAGGATGAGGAGAACGAGGATTTTACTCCTGCGCCGTCCTCATCCTCCTTGCAGACGAGTATCCCAAGCAACGACACGGATACCACAAACGAGCTAGAAAGCGTTTCGGACGAGACTTAATAACTGAGGTTGTTAAGTGGATTGACACAACCCGCCTGTGCCGTGAGTTTCATGTGCTACCGGTGGCAGGCGGGTTGTTTCAACAGCCAGGACAATACGTACAACGAATGCGTAGTGTGCTGGAAGCCGAAAGCGAAGTACAAAGGCTTAAGGACGAGCGCGACAAACTAAGGTCACCCGAAGCGAGAGAGGCCAGAGAGAAGAGAGCGCGTGGTCAGAGCGACTGAAATCGTTATCATCGCTAAGGTGCAGAACCAAGCGTCTGCACAGCTACGACGCATCGCTAAGGACTTGGGCGGTCTTGGTGCCGCTAGTAACGCTGCTAACCGCATGCAGCAGATGCAATCGCGGATTGGCAACCAGCAGCTTCGTATGGCTGGTCTTGGTGCTAGGCAGCGTGAGACTCAGTTGCGGCATACCGAGCGTATGTTGCAGTTGGAGCGTGACCTCACTACTAACGCTACTACACGTTCGCGGCTTCAGCAGCGAATGAACCGGGCGATCAACTCTAAGGATCTTGACAGGCAGTTACTCCTTAGTCGTATGATCGAAGCAACGCATCAGCGTGACGCTGTTCTTGGTGCTAGACGGGCGTTGTACGAGGAACAGATCAGTAACTTCAGTGCGAGGCA